CCTCTGCCCCTGTGGTTTAACCGTTGTTTTTGGGAGATTGCGGCATGTCTGGAAGTCGTGGGCCGCTGCCAAAGCCTGCGGCGTTGAAGGCGCTGGAGGGTAACCCTGGCAAGCGCACCTTGAATCTGTCGGACGGGGTGAACCCGCGCATCAAGGTGCCGCCTGCGCCCAAGCATTTGGGCCGCGAAGCCTCCAAGGAATGGAAGCGGATCACGCCCATCCTGGCTGAGCTGGGGTTGATCAGCGACTTGGACATGGCGGCCTTGGCCCTGTACTGCCAGGCCTATGGCCGCCTGAGCGAGCTGGAAGAAGCCTTCAATCTGGAAGTGAAAGCCAAGATGGCCACGGGCCTGACGTATCCGGCTGCTGTGCGTGCTGCCAGCAGCACGGTCACGCCCAGCGGGTACGAACAACAGAGCGTGACAGTGCAGCTGATTAGCAGCCACCGCTTGCAGGTGCATCGGCACTTGATGCACTTTGGCCTCAGCCCTGCGGCGCGTGCGCGGGTGCAGCCGTCCAACTATGTGCAGCCATCCCTGCCTGGGTTTGAGCCTGAGTCCGGTGGCGGTGGATCTGCGCCTGCTGGCTTTGGCAAGTTTGCTGTGGTGGGTGGCCGTCGGTGAGCAGGTATGTGGCTGCTGCCCAGGCGTACAGCGCCGGGGTGGTTGCCAGGAGCATTCCGGCCTGCCGCTGGACGCGCCTGGCTGTCGAGCGGCAGCTGGCCGACTTGCAGCGCCCGCTCTCTGATGATTGGCCCTGGGTGTTTGACCCGGAGGCAGCCACCAGGGTGTGTGAGTTTGTGGAGCTGCTGCCCCACATCAAAGGCAAGTGGGCCAGAGATGGCTTGCTGCTGACGCTGGGGCCGTGGCAGTGCTGGATTTTGACCACCATTTTCGGGTGGGTGCATCACGAGACAGGGCTGCGCCGGTTCCGTGAGGTTTACATCGAGGTGCCGCGCAAGAACGGCAAAAGTGCGCTGTCCAGCGGCGTGGCGCTGTACATGCTGGCTGCCGACGGTGAGCACGGGGCCGAGGTGTACAGCGCCGCCACCACGCGGGAGCAAGCGCGGATTGTGTTTGACGATGCCCGAGCAATGGCCGCCCGCACTGACATGGGGCCAGCTTTGGGCGTGGTGGTTTTGAGCCACAGCATCACGGTGGCAGACCGGGCCAGCAAGTTCATGCCGCTGGCAGCTGAGGCCAGCACGCAGGACGGGCTGAACATCCATTTTGCGGTGCTGGATGAGCTGCATGCCCACAAAAAACGTGAGCTGTATGACGTGCTGGACACCGCTCGCGGTGCCCGTGAACAGTCAATTTTGTGGTCCATCACCACGGCGGGTGACAACCGGGCGGGCATTTGTTACGAGCGCCGCACGCACGTCACCAAGATTTTGGAAAACGTGGTCAACGACCCGGCCATTTTTGGTGTGATCTACACCATTGATGACCAGGATGACCCGTTTGTAGAGTCAAGCTGGGCAAAAGCCAACCCAAACTGGGGCGTGAGTGTGCTGCGCGATGACATGGTAGCTGCCGCCCGCAAGGCAGAGGCCATGCCCAGCGCCTTGAATAACTTTTTGACCAAACGCCTGAACGTGTGGGTCAACGGTGACAGCCCCTGGATGGACATGCGTGCGTGGGAGCGGTGCGCGGATTCCAACCTGATGCGCATTGAAGAGTACGCCGGGGCCAAAGTGTGGATGGGTCTGGATCTGGCCCAGAAAAAGGACTTTGCCGCACTGTCGCTGGTGTTTGAGCGCGATGGCCGCTGGAACGTGTACACACGTTTGTACCTGAACGAGCTGGCCATACAGGAAAGCGGCAACGCCCACCTGAGCGGCTGGGCACGGCAGGGGTATGTGCAGGTGACCGATGGTGACCTGACTGACTTTGACGTGGTGGCCGATGACATGCGGCGGTACTGCAAGCTGTTTGATGTGCAGGAAATTGCCTTTGACCCCGCGCTGAGCATGTACTTCGCGGGCAAGCTGATTGAGGAAGGGCTGCCGCTGGTCGAGATTACGCAGCGGTCCATGTTTTTCACGCCTGCGCTGTTGCAGACCGAAAACATGGTGCTGGAAAAAACGCTGGTGCATGACGGAAACCCCGTGATGACCTGGATGGTGAGCAACCTGGTGGTGAAGGTGAGCAAGTTCAACGAGCTGCTGAGCCCTACAAAGGAGCGCCCCGAGAACAAGATTGACGGCCCCATGGCCATGCTGATGGCCTTGGGCCGTGCGCTGGCTGTGAATGCTGACAGCGACATTATTTCAACCGACTACACATTTGCCGTGACCGCATGACACCTCTGATTTTTAACGCCAGCCTGGCTGTTGGCTGGTTTTTTGTCATGGTTGGAGTCGGTCTGCTGCATTCAGTTGGCGCTGCATTGCTGGTTGGCGGCGTGCTTTTGATCGTGGTGACCTTGTTGCTGGCGTTCAAAACGGGCGTTCGGGCAGCGCAAGCTAAAGGCGAGAAACATGTTTCTGACTGAACTGCGTGCAGGCCCAACCCGGCCAGCCGCTGGTGATGATTTTTGGTTTTCTCCCCTGATGGGAGGTGGTGCGCCCACGTTGTCTGGCGCGTCTGTGACTGCTGACACATCGCTGCGCCTGAGCACTGTGTACAAGTGCATCAAGGCCATCAGTGAGAGCCTGGGCATGCTGCCCATGCATCTGTACCGCACCATGAGCAACGGAGAGCGCGAACGGGTGCAGAACAACCCCATGCACCAGCTGCTGGCCGTGCGGCCCAACCCCTGGCAAACCCCCATGCAGTTCCGCGTGATGATGGAGGCGCACCGCAGTTTGCGTGGCAATGCCTACGCCCGGATCATCTACGATGGCGCAGGCAATGCCCAGGCATTGGTGCCCTTGCACCCTGACCGCGTGCTGCCTGAAATTGTGGACGGGCAGCCCTTGTACCGTGTACGGCCTGCCGGTGGTGCTGGGGCTGAAGAGGTGCTGATACCTGGTGAACTGTTGCACCTGACGGGCCTGTGCCTGGATGGATTTGTGGGCATGAACCCCATCCAGGCGGAGCGTGAAGCCATTGGTGCGGGCATTGCCAGCCGGGACTATGGCAGCCGGTTCTGGAACAACGATGCCCGCCCGCCATTTTGGGTGAAAGTGCCTGGCAAGTTTGAAAACAACGAAGCCCGCACCAATTTCCGCGATGAGTGGCAGGCCAGCTACGGTGGATCAAACCGGGGCCGACCTGCTGTGATGGATCGCGGCATGGAGCTGCAAGAGCTGGGCTTGAGCAATGCCGACTCGCAATGGATTGAGGCCCGCCGCTACAGCGATGTTGACATCTGTGGCTTGTGGCGTGTGCCACCGCACAAAATTGGTTTGCTGGACCGGGCCACCTGGGGCAACGTCGAGCAAATGAACATTGAGTTTGTGACCGACTGCCTGATGCCGTTGGCCGTGAGTTGGGAGCAAGTGCTTGCGCGGGATTTGTTGCCCGATGACGGCGGCCTGTTTTTTGAAATTTTGCTGGATATGCTGTTGCGTGGTGACACCACCACCCGTTACACGGCCTACGGCAAAGCCATCCAGGATGGCTGGCTGACACGCAACGAAGCCCGCCGCCTGGAAAACCGCAACCCGCTGCCCGGCCTGGATGAGCCATTGCAGCCGCTCAACATGACGCAAGCCACCGCTGCATCAGGCATTGCCAGCCCAGCCCGCCAAGCACCTCGCCAGCCAGCCCGTGCCGTTGCTTTGCTGGCGGCCAGCGCTGAGCGAGTGGCCCGTAAAGAGCAAAAAATGCTGTCAGCTTTGCTGGAAGCCGCGTCATCGTCATGGGCAGGATCAGTCGCTACAACCTTTGCAGGGCATGAAAAGTTTGTGGCCGATGTGATGGCTGTCTCAGCCCAGGCGGCAGCTGCGTATGTGGCCGATGCGGTGCGATTGCTGCTGCAAACGCCACTGACCGAGATGCAGGCCCTGTTGCACAGCGGGCAGTGGCACCAACAACAAGTTGCTGCGTTGTTGCAGCTGGAGAATTGACATGATGCGATTGCTGGCCGAGTTTTACACCACACCGTCGGCGGTTGACCCTGCTGTGCATGCCCAAATGCAAGTGCTGCTGGAGCGCTGGGCATCGGGCATGCGGTTGAGTTCCGAGCAAATCAGCGCCGCTGTGGGCAATGCGCCCCAGGCAGCGGCTGAACGGCGCGAGCAAGTGCGTGCATCTGGCGGCGGTGGCGTGGCCATCCTGCCTGTGTACGGGGTGCTGACGCACCGTGCGTATGCAGCCAACAGCGTCAGCACGCCCATGACCAGCACCGAGACCTTGGCCGCTGCTGTGCGCAGTGCTGTCAACAATCCCGACGTGGGCGCTTTGGTGCTGGACATTGACAGCCCCGGCGGCAGCGTGTTTGGTGTGCAGGAGCTGGGGGACACCATTTACAAGTTGCGAAATGTCAAGCCCATTGTGGCGGTGGCCAACGCTCAGGCCGCCAGCGGGGCGTATTGGGTGGCCTCCCAGGCCACCGAGATTGTGGTGACACCCAGCGGCGCTGTGGGCAGCCTGGGTGCATTCATGGCGCACACCGACAACTCCGCCAAATATGCCGCCGACGGCGTGAAAAAAACCTATGTGTACGCCGGGAAGTACAAGGTTGAAGGCAATGATGCCGGCCCTCTGGAAGGGGAAGGGCTGGTGCATGCGCAAAGCATGGTGGACAGCTTTTACAGCGCCTTTGTGCGGTCCGTGGCCCGTGGCCGGGATGTGAGCGTCGATGCCGCCCGAGGGCCAAACTTTGGCGAAGGCCGCATGGTGCTGGCTCGCCAGGCTGTGGCCCATGGCATGGCCGACCGCATTGCCCCGCTGGATGATGTGGTGGCTGGATTGCTGGCCAAAAAACCAGCCCGCCCGGCGGCAAAAGCTCTGAACGCCACCGACGCAAACCGCCGAATTGCCATGCTGAGAGCCTCTGCCCCATCGGTGGATGGGGTTTGATGCTGCGTTGACAAGGTACGTGGGCTGACAGCCCCACCCCGCACCCCAGCCCATTGGCCTGGGTGCGCAGCCCGACGGCTGCCGCTGTTTTTGATGACCGTTAAACCAACCCGCATTGCGGGTTTTTTTGTTGCATTTTTTTTGAAAGCTACCCCATGAACAAGCATTTGCAAGCCCTGTTGGCCCGCCGTGCAGCCGTCGTCCAACAAATGCAAGCCATTACCCAGGCTGCATCCGCCAGTGCCGATGGCACCATGACCGATGCCCAGCGCACCGAGTTTGATGCGCTGGATGCCAGCGTGACCCAGCTCGATGGCGACATCGTGCGTGTGAAAAAACAAATTGAAGCCGCCCGCAATGCCGGTGCGGTTGATGCCAGCGGTGGCCAGACCGGCGCGGTTGGTGCCCAAGCCGGTGCGGCTGGTGGTGTGCGTTTTGATGGGCGTGTTGAGTCGTTTGACAACGCCGAACAAGACCCGCGCCGTGGCTTCCGGTCGTTCGGCGAGTTTGCCCAGGCAGTGCGTGCGGCATCCCTCAACGGTGCCCAGGCTGCTGACTCGCGCCTGAGCATTGGCGCAGCTGCTGCCAGCTCGTATGCCAATGAGGGCAACGGTGCTGACGGCGGCTACCTGGTGCCACCCGAATTCAGCCAGCGCATTTTCAGCAGCAGCGTCAACCAGGTGGACAGCCTGTTGGCCATGACCGACAACACCCCGGTGGAGGGCAACAGCATGGCGTTCCCCGTGGACGAAACCACGCCATGGGGCACTGGTGGCATCAAGGCCTACTGGACCAATGAGGCCGGTGCCTCTGCCCAAAGCAAACCCCAGCTGAACCCAGCCGTGTTGCGCCTGAGCAAGCTGACGGCCCTTGTCCCCATCACCGAAGAGCTTGCCGCCGATTCCACGGCCCTCGGCCAGTACGTGACCCGCAAAACGCCCGAGGCCATTACCTGGCGCACCAATGAGGCGCTGTGGGGCGGCGATGGCATTGCCAAACCCAAAGGCTTTTTTGGTTGTGCGGCTCAAGTTTCGGTGGCCAAGGAAAGTGGCCAGGCAGCGGCCACGGTGGTGCTGGCCAACATTACCAAAATGCGTGCCCGTATGCTGGCTGCCAGCTACCGCCGTGCTGTCTGGATGATCAACAACGATGTGTTGCCCCAGCTCGATGCGTTGGCTTATGGCACCACGGCCACCAATACCCCCATCTACAACCCCATTGGCGGCACTTTTGGCTACGGCACTTTGCTGGGCCGCCCTGTCATGGTGACCCAGCACAACGAAACCGTGGGCACCAAAGGCGACATTGCCCTGGTTGACTGGATGATGTACATGAGCATCACCAAAGCCGGTGGCGTTGAGACTGCCACCAGCATGCACTTCTGGTTTGACCAGGGGCTGACCGCTTTCCGCGCCATGTTCCGCGTGGCTGGCCAGCCTGCGGTGAGCGCGGCCATTACACCCAACAAAGGCAGCAACAGCCTGTCTCCGCTGGTTGTGCTGGATACCCGCGCCTGATGGCGCTTGGCTCAAGCATTCCGGCATGTTTGCCGGGATGCTGGGGCTGATTTTTCTGAATTCATTCCATTTTTTTTGAAAGTTGCATCATGCACACCATCAATGCAAAACTTGCTGCATCCCTGGCTTTGGTTGCCGTGGTCTCTGCCCAGACTGTGGCCAACACCGAGGTGTTTTCGGGGGTTGTGGACATGTCAAACCATCTGCAAGTGCTGGCCGTGACCAGCCTGGGCAACATGGCCTCGGAAACCATCGACGTGAAGGTTTACACCTGCGACAGCGATGGCAGCAACGCCGCCGCCCTGACCAGTGCCACCCAGCTGGCGGCCCATGCCAGCAACAACGACAACAAGCAAATCATCATCAACGTGCGTGCCGAAGACCTGCTTGCCAGCGGCAAGCAATACATCAAGCTGGGCGTGGTGACCGGCGGTGCAACCGGAGGCCCTGTGGCTGCTGTGCTGCTGGGCCTGCCGCGCCAGGGCGTTGCCAGCACGCAGGACTTGTCGTCTGTTGTGCAGATTGCAGGCTGACCAGGTCTGATCTGAGATGCCTGTCATCCGCACATCGGCCCCGCTGGTCGAGCCATTGACGCTGGCCCAGGCCAAAGCCCATTTGCGGGTGGATGGCTCGGATGAGGACACGTTGATCACCGCGTTGATTGGCGTGGCCCGCGAGGCCTGCGAAGACCGCACCGAGCAAACCCTGGTGGAAACCGCCTGGCGCTACACCACCACGCACTTGCCGCATTGCGGCTTGCGTTTGATGATGGGGCCGGTGCTGAGTGTGCAGTCGGTTGCGTACATTGACACCAACGGCCAAACACAAACGCTGGCCAGCGACCAATGGCGGCTGGCCGATGACTGGCTGCTGCCTGCCTATGGGGTGGTGTGGCCGTTAACGCTGTGCCAGCCTGCTGCTGTGACGGTGGCTTACAAGTGTGGCTTTGGCTCGACGGCAGCATCTGTGCCAGGCCCCCTGGTGGCCTGGATGAAACTTGCCATCGGTGACCTTTTTGAAAACCGCACTGCCAACGCTGACAAGCCCGCTGTGCCACAGCATTTTGCTGACATGCTGCTGTTGCAGCGCGGAAAGTGGCTGCCATGAGTCAGCCGCTGAACGCCGGTGAGTTTGACCACCGCATCGCCCTGCAACAGCCTGCCAGCACGCAGGGTGCTGACGGTGGCATGACCACTGAGTGGACTACCTTGGCCACGGTGTGGGCCAAGCGCCTAGGGGCCAAGGGGCGTGAGGTGTATGCGGGTGGTGTCGAGCTGGCCCTGGTGGATGACGTGTTCCAGGTGCGCTACGGCAGCGCCTGGGCGGGCATCGATGCCACCTGGCGGGTGATGCTGGGCAGCACCATCTACAACGTGAGCGCGGCGGTGCCTGTGGGCCGCAAAGAGCGCATCAGCATCGTTTGCACTGCCGGGGGTAACCGTGGCTGACCAAACTGTGCAAGTGGCTGGCTTGCGTGAGCTGGGGGAGGCCATGCGAGCCCTGTCTGCCGACGTTGCCCGCAAGGTTGCCCGCCAGGCCGTGGCCGCTGGTGCCAAGGTGGTACGAGACGATGCCCGCCGCCGCGCCCCGGTGGCACCCCGTGCCTACGTGGCCAGCGGTGGCGAGATGGTGGGCTCCAAACGCAAGGGCACCCGCCAGCTTGAGGTGGATGAGGTGATGGTGCAGCCCGGCAACATCCCGCGCAATGTGGTGATGAAGGCCGTGCGCAAAACGCAGCTGACCGCCCAGTATGACGTTGGGGTGCGTGGTGGCCGGAAAAACGGCTACGCATCGCGCATTGCATCGCTGGTGGAGCATGGCACCGTGAAAATGCCCGCTCGCCCGTTTTTGCGCCCCGCGTTGGAGCTGAATGTGCAGGCCGCCTCAGATGCCATGGCCAAGCGCCTGAAGCAGCGCATTGACAAAGTGACGGCAAAGTGAGTACCCCATGAGCCTGGAAACTGACCTGGTAACCGCCCTGGGCGATTTAGTGGGGGGGCGCATCTACCCCGATGCTTTCCCCCTGGCCCCGCTGCCCCAGTGGCCTGCGCTGCGGTACACCCTGAACGGCGGGCTGGTGGACGATGCCAACTGCGGCAGCGGCAACGGTGAGACCGATGACGTGGCCGTGATCATTGACGTGGTGGCCACCACCAGCACCCAGCGCACCACAGTGCGCGACCAGGTGCGCAGCGCCCTGGCCGCCATGACCCCGGCGGGTGTTCTGACCGCCGCGCCGCGCCACATGTTTGACGCAGAAACCCGCACCTTCAGGGCGGTGTTGGATGTCACTTTTTACCTGAGTACCCCGGCAGCGTAGTTGCTGTGGTGGTGCTTTCCTCATACCCGCTGCTGGCGGGTTTTTTTGTTGCTTTTTTTTGAAAGGTCAGGCCATGTCTCAAGGCAAGGTTTACAAGTTTTCGGGCACGCAGTTGCAGGTTGTGGGCTCGTTTGGCACTGCGGTGGCTGTTACGGCCATCACCAACGCCAGCCCGGCAGTGGTGACGCAAACCGGCCACGGCCACAGCGCCGCCACGGTGGTGAAATTTGCCGCTGTGGGCGGCATGACTGAAGTCAACGGCATGCTGTGCGTGATCAAGCCCCTGACTGCTGACACCTACCAGCTGGTGGGCGTGGACAGCACCAACTGGGGCGTGTACACCACCGGCGGCACGGCTGCACCAGCGGTGTGGGTGGGCAGCTGTGAGAGTACGCAGTACAGCAACAGCAGCGGCAGCACGGCGGTGGATGAGTCGGAAACCAACTGCGGCACCGTGCTGGCCTTTGGCTCGCCCAAAAAAGGCACGGTGTCGCTGGGCCTGAACATGGCTGATACAGCGTACCAGCAGGCCCTGGAAACCAGCCGCCTGGCCGTGGCTGAAACTGCGCTGCGCCTGGCTGTGCCCAACTACCCCGCTGTGCTGTTTGACATCGGCATTGTGACCAGCAACGACACCACCGGCAGCAGCGGCGGCAAGTACACCGGCACAGCAGCCTTGCAACGCACGCAGCACCAGGCCGTAGTCCGCAGCTGAGCCGCACCGCCATGTCTCTGACCCTGACTGACCTACAGGCCCTGCTGGCACCCGCTGTGGAGCCTGTGACGCTGACCAGCGGCAAAACCGTGTACGTGCGCGAAGTGCCATCGGCCACCGCGCAGGAAATGGGCAAGCTGCTGGAGGCTGCCACCAACGAAAACGAGCGCCTGAACCTGGTGGCCGCCACCTACCTGGCTGACGAAAACGGCCAGCCCCTGTGCGAGCCAGGCAACCCCGAGCACATGGCCGTGATTGCCAAGCTGGGCTTGCCCAACGTGCGCCGCGTGCTGCTGGCTGGCGACCGCCTGAACGCACTGTTTGCCGATGGCGACGAAAAAAAAAGCTGAGCCCACGCCTGGCGTTTTTGACTGACCTGAGCATGGCCACCGGCATCCCACTCAACGCGCTGCGCCGCATGCCTGAGCGCGATGTGCGCACCTACGCACACCGCCTGGCTGAAACAGGGTTTGCGGGGCGCAGGCTTGAGCTGACGATGGCCAAGGTGGGCCAGGTGCTGGCCAGCGTGCTGGGCCACACCAGCTTGCCGCTAAGCCATTTTTTGCCTGACCCGCCAGCCAATCCCACCCCGACAGACCCCGACGATGCCGACGATGCATCGGCGGGAAATGCCGGGTTTGCGCCGCTGTCTGACCTTTTTGGGTGTGAGCCCATTGCACCTGATCCTGTGCTGCCTGATCCATCTGCCGCCCCCACCC